CCCTGTATTCTCAAGAATGAAAAGGCAATTGCATTGGCAGGATAAAACCGTAGCGATCCATATTGGTTTTTGACAGCAACCTCGACAATCCTAGATAGCGATCCATATTGGTTTTTGACAGCAACCTCGACAATCCTAGACCGTCTAGGTTTGTCCGTGATTTCTCGTGCTGGCGGGGTTATGTCTTTGATCAGGTCAAAGACGGGTTGCAGATGTGTGGTCATGCTCTTGGCTCCTTTTGGTTTGTAAGAAAGAGGTCGGCGGGGTCGTGGATGTATTGGTAGGCCCCCTTGCCGTAGGGGATGGCTACAAGGTGTTGCGTTGGGTGCAGTCGGTCTAGGTCTGCTTGGCACTCAATGCAAGTCGTTTTCTCCAAGGCGACACGCCGTGGGTCTATGGATGTTCCACAGACGCGGCATGGTTTGGGATGCGTAGTCGGTGTTTGATTCTCTGGCATGGTGTGTTTACTCCGTATACTCATGGGACATTTGAAAGAACGATGCTGCGCCGCCTGAGCGATATTTAGCCTTGATGGTGTCGTTGGCGGGGCCTGTGATGTTGCCTGCGGAATCGGGTGTGGGTGTGCCAAGGAAATGATCAAGCAGGGCTTCAAGGCGCAAGGGCAAGTCGGGTAGGTTGTGGGGGAGCACAAGTCGGTGTAGGTCATCGGTGAGCGAGTCTTTGTAGCGGTAGACAAGCACGATGTTGGATGGGGGGACGGGGACATTCCTAGATGGTCTAGGATTGTCGGCATATTGTTCCAAGTGATGAGTGATGCGGCCTGCCATGTGAACCTCCGTATGAAAGTGAACTGCGTTGCATTGCCAACTGACCTTCGGTCAGTATAACACACTTTTCTACACTTGTCAATACCTGTATCACGCAATCAGGGTATTGTTCGGAAAAAGCAGAGGGATAATGTTCGGAATGTTCGAAATGTAGCGGGGACATACGAACAATAGAAATGGCTTGCAGACGCCATTTGAGGCGTATTGTTCATAATGTTCATTTGTTCAGTTAAATATATATACGGGGGGATTTTTGGTCTAGAACGGCATGCGCTTGCAGAGGGGCTTGAACGAGCATAGGAATTTTTATAGATGCGGGGTAAAAGTGCTAAAAACACGGAACAATAGAACATTCCTTTATAATCAATGACTTACAACGGAACAATGCATAGAACAATGTCAGAACAATAGAACAATATAAAATTGGGGGCTCCCGCGTTGGGTCTAAGCCTCTCGCGTTGCTTGAGAACTGGCTAGGTTAAAAACTGGTCAGAATAAAAAACTGGTCAGGCGGAGCCTGCCCTGCCTGCCATGGGCAAAGCCCACGGCAGGGAGCATGGCTTTTACGGACGGGTAGACCGCATTTCAAAGGTTTTATTTAAACGATCCCAAACTATTTGGGCATACTTTATGCCCTGAATTTCGACCTTAACAACAGGCAACCCGGAACCACGAGGGCGAAAATAAATTTCAAACATAGCATCACCTCTTTCTAGAGAATGGGGCAGAGCCGAAACCCTGCCCCAGGTTAATTACACCGCCGACTTGATATACCGCTTGAGAGCCACGATTGCATCAGCAAGCACCGACTCATCTTCGGACTTAGCAACCTCGGCCGCAAGTTTACGGAACGACTCTTTCAGGACTTTGAGCCGGGCCTGCTTATCGGCTTTTACATCCTTCTCGAGAAACTCGACAGCTTTATCAAGAGCTTTAGCCTGAGCAATCGACTCGGCAGTAGCCGTCTTATACAAGGCCATCTGAGCTTCCCGCACTTCATCAAGGTTTCGACCAGCCGCTAGATCCCGAGCCGCCGTTTCAGCTTTTGCCCTTTGCTCCGCTTTCTCAACCGACTCTTTCTTGGCCGACTTAGGCTTTTCCAATTTGAAAAACTTCAGGAAAGGCACAACTGTCTGATTCCAAGAACTATTGGCCGAGTTAGTCGGATTGATCGGCTTTATGGCCTGAGAATCGCACCGCAGAACAAAAGCCGCCTCATACCGCTTGCGCCCATCTTCCCAAAGGTCAAAGGTCAAAACACCGGCCTTGAACGCCTGGGCAAAGGCCTCTTTGATTTGATCAAGACCTTTGGCTTGATCGCCAGCGGCATCGCACAATAACTCGGCGCCGCCTTGAATCAGGGAGGCCTGCGACTGAGACCACTGAGAAACGCCAACGGCATCAGCAACCGCATCAGCCACCACTGTTTTTTGGTTAGTCATAATAAATCTCCAATTAAGCCGGACAATCCTAGAAAGTCTAGGAATGTCCGCATGGTCGCGCCGATCAATCGCCCCGCATCACCATAACTACATAATAACACAATCAAAGACAGAGTGTGTTTTTTTCGCCGAGCCGCCCCGGGCGCAGACAACGCCGGGCGCAGACAACGCCGGGCGCAGACAACGCCGAGCGCAGAAAAACAAGGCCGAAAAAAAAATCGAAACTCGACTACCGTAGTATCAACTCTAGAGAGTCTAGACTTACCTAGATCGTAAGGGGACTCGGCCGCTTGCGCCCACTATGGCGACCCCACCACTCGGGTACCCCCTAAAACATACTTGGCGACGTAGTCTACGTATACACAGTGTTTTGCACGTCCTAATACTTCATTTCAAAATGACCCCCCACCCCCCTTCATTTTCTACGTAAACACTTACTAACTTAATCTAGCGAAACACCCCCCTTGCTTTTTCTAATGGGTCCCATACCCCTGGGGGATATATTTTTTATTGCATTTCCCACTAAGCCCCACTAAACTCCACCTCAAATGAAGCCACAAACCGCTTTCATACATGCCTACAATCCAGATCACTCCGGATAATTCCGTTGCGTTGCCGGATACGGAGACAGACGATGCACCAGCCACGGTGCGCGAAGCGGTAGAGGTATCGGCAACAACAGCCATAGTTTTACAAGAACTCGGCATGGGGTTTGATATGACCCCCGAGGATGAAAAAGCTGCACAAAAACTTTTTGAAGATTTAAGAGCTAACCCAAAAGCTAAACAGCTTCCGGCAGAACTAAATACCCCAGAAGTTGCGGCACAAGTCGGTGCTTTATTAAAAGCATATGATCAGCAGGTGGTGGCGGATGCCACTCAATTAAGGACACTTATAACGAATAAGTTGCTCCTTTTGTCTAACTGCGGGGACACCAAGTACGAACTCAAAGCGCTAGAACTATTGGGTAAGATTCAAGACGTGGGGCTGTTCACAGAGAAATCCGAAGTTACGGTTATCCATAAATCCTCTGAGGATCTGGAAGAAGCTATACGAGACAAGGTTCGCAGGCTTATCCACAGCAATACCATCGACGTAGAACCCTTGGTGCAAGACTTAGAAGAAGAATTAGGTATCAAGGAAAAGGAGCAAGATGCAAGCACCGACGTTGGCTGAGCTTCAGGCCTTATTAAAAGTGCTGCCTAATCTCCCAGATGGGGAGAAACGTAAGGTATTTAAGCAACTGGAAGCCTATGAACGGCTGCAAGAACAAGAAAAAGCCAAGAAAAACTATCTTGAGTTTGTAAAAAAGGTATGGCCTACGTTTATTGGGGGCAGACACCACTCCAGAATGGCTCGGGCGTTTGAGCGTGTAGCTAAAGGTGAGTTGAAACGCCTCATTATTAACATGCCTCCACGGCACACCAAGTCTGAGTTTGCCTCCTACCTGCTTCCAGCATGGTTTCTAGGTAATTACCCTCATAAAAAAGTAATCCAAACGTCCCATACGGCAGAACTTGCTGTTGGATTTGGTCGGAAAGTGAGGAACTTAGTTGACCAAGAAAATTATCGAGGAGTATTTCAAGGAGTTGAGCTACAAGCAGACTCTAAAGCTGCTGGCAGGTGGGCGACTAACGCTGGTGGAGAGTATTTCGCTATCGGTGTTGGGGGTGCTGTTACGGGTAAAGGCGCGGATTTGCTCATTATTGACGATCCGCACTCGGAACAAGAAGCAGCCTTAGCCGAAAATAGTCCGGAAATCTACGATAAGGTCTATGAGTGGTACACCTCGGGCCCACGGCAGCGTCTGCAGCCGGGCGGGGCTATCGTTATTGTGATGACCCGTTGGTCTAAGCGTGATCTGACGGGACAAGTTATCAAAGCAGCCGCCCAAAGGGGTGGGGATGAGTGGGAAGTCATTGAATTTCCAGCAATTTTGCCCTCTGGCAACCCACTTTGGCCTGAGTTTTGGTCCCAAAAAGAGCTTGATGCTCTAAAAGAGGAGCTTCCGAACTCAAAATGGCAGGCTCAGTACCAGCAGAATCCCACTTCTGAGATTTCAGCCATCGTAAAACGGGAGTGGTGGCAGGTTTGGGAAAAAGATGACGCCCCACACTGCGACTTTATCCTACAAGCATGGGATACCGCATTTGAAAAGAACAATCGCGCCGACTATTCCGCATGTACCACTTGGGGTGTGTTCTATAAAGACGACGATGCGGGCATATCGCAAGCCAACATCATACTTTTGAACGCCTTCCGCGAACGGATGGAGTTTCCTGAGCTAAAGCGCCGTGCCCTTGAGCAGATGAAAGATTGGGAGCCAGACTCAGTGATTATTGAGAAGAAAGCCTCCGGTGCTCCTTTAATTTATGAGATGCGGGCTATGGGAGTGCCTGTCCAAGAGTTCACTCCAAGCAAAGGTAACGACAAAATTAGTAGGCTAAACGCAGTTTCAGATTTATTTGCCTCTGGCCGAGTCTGGACTCCTAACTCACAGTGGGCTGACGAGGTTATAGACGAGGTTGCATCTTTCCCCGCTGGGGAGCATGATGACTACGTGGACAGTGTATCCCTTGCGTTGATGAGGTTCCGCAAGGGTGGGTATATTCGCTCCGCACTGGATGAAGAAGACGAATTTTCTGCTTTTAGACGCAGGAAAGAAGCGTATTACTAAGGACAAATTATGGCAATCGACAAGGCGTTAAATCAAGCTCCGATGGGTCTACAAGACGAAGACCTAATGATGGCCGAGCCTGCTTTGGAAATTGAGATTGAAGATCCTGAGTCTGTCAAAATTAAGACAGGAGGATTAGAAATAGAAATTGAGCCGGATGAGGATGGCGATGATTTTAACGCTAACCTCGCTGAAGAGATGGATGAAGGAGAACTGA